CACAAAAATAGTTTTTTTGTATTATATTTTGGGGGAGAATTTGTCCCCGTCTTGGGGTTGTAGAATTTGTCTCCCTTCCCAAACATAACCTATGAAACACAAATTATATTTTCTCTACTAATAGGGTCGCATACACCTTTATTGAGATCGCTATCTTTTATTAAAATATAATCCAATCATCGCATGGGGGGAGGCTCCCTGCCCTAAAATATCAACGTAAAGGGGTCTAGCTTCGCTTCTCCCGATAGTAAATCGACCCCCGTATAGTAAGAGGGGAAAATTTAGAGGGGCTTAAAACGCGACGTGATTGTCAGGATTATATAATTCCTTCCTCTTTATTTCCATATACACAACCACTGCATTTCCTGGGGGAGGAAGTGATTGTAGCTGTGAAGGTGTTGTAGGTTACCCGTTGTCCGACGTAATCTTCGACTACCGTTTCATCAAACATGGAACAGTGGTGGACGTGGGATTGTTCGTTACAAGAACCAACAGTCATACCTATGAACGATTGGTGGGGGCATGATATAACTGCCAGAGTTTTTCCACACATGCTACAAAGCTCCAAGTAAAAAGGTATGGAACATAAGTCTGTTTCGTAAAGTGTTTGGCCACGGTGTTTTTTTGTACGACTCCCATATCATATAGGTCTGCCATCTTTTTACAGTTGCAAGACTTACGAGCAGGAAGTATTCGGTACAACCAAGTACCCGGACCCTCCCCTATTCTCCTGGGGGAAGGGAGCATACTAATCACAATCCATCCCTCCTCCCAGGAATGATCGTGGACGTACCATCCTTTGAACCGGTTAATCCAAGGTGGACCTGTCATTGCTTTGTGGCTGAATACAAAGAACTTGTGGATCTTGTTGAGGGTGTACGGTTGTGCTTTTGTTTCGGGGTCGAGGTGGTGGATGGTATTCAATATGCTAGGCTCCCAAATACGTTTGTTCGTAAGGAAAGGAAGTTGGGGACTGATGGTGCTATGTCAGCAGGTAAAGCACCAGACCTCCACTTAACGTCAAGGGTTAGGGCTTGAAGGTCCGTAACTAGTGTGTCTCGGATTCCAGTCATGTAATCAATCACGGAAGTTGGTACCGTTCCCGTTGGTACCACGGAGTTGTTGATTGTGTTTAGTGTGTCAAAAGTTCCCGCATCCTCCCGGAAACAATAACTGGTGCAGGTTGAAAGGGTTGGTAAGGCACACGTTTCCGTAAAGTCTACAAGGGCAGGTCCTTCAGAATCGTTTGTCGTTCCCCAGTATCCGTCGAAGGTTATGTCACACCAATTGAAGACGTTGGTTAACCGAATGAAGAACGACGTTCGAATAATAAAGGCATAGTGTCCTAGGTATACTCTACGTTGAGGACGTGTGTTTGGGACTTGATCCACGGGGAATACGAATCGTCTGTCGTAGTAGTAGTATTGAATGAATCCAGAATTGAATCCACCTATGTTCCACCCGCCTGGCATTCCTGGAGGTGGGACCAAGGTGTAATCAATCCTTGCCCACTTCGCTCCCCAGGAACCGTCGAAAGGTGGGGCACCTGCTTGTAGGAACTCGGACGGGTACTGAATGGTTCTGGCTGGTCGGATCGTTTGGGTAAAGTTTGTTAGTGCGGGTTGAGAGAACTCGTGTACCCAGTGTACTGCAAATCCTCTTTGTGAATGTGGGTAGTGCATTAGGCACCTCGACTAGAAAGGGATTGGTACAATGGAACAAGGTACATAAGTTTTGTTTTCTTTGTGGTCCAAGAGTTACGGGGCATTGTTAGTAACCACTTGATGACTTCTAATCTCTGGTTGATGGTTTGTAGTCGTACACCATTTACCCACTCCCAGGAAGGTTCGGGTCCGGTAAATAGTTCCACCGTGTATCCAGATCGGAACGTGTACTTGGGTCCGAAGAAGTACCCTCCCCGGTTTGTTTCCTGGAGGGAGGGAACCCATACGTCTACGTCCTTTAATGGTCGTTGGAAGTGGTACCAGTCTACCATTCCACCGATGAATACCCAGAGCGGATACTTATGGAGGTGGTGGATCACTTGACTCAACTTCGGGTTCACAAGCCAAGGTTCCTGGAGCTTGGAGGATAAACCATCCGCATTTGGGGGCACTTGCATGGGGCCAACTCACTGTGTCTGTGTTTGCTTTGGCAACGATTATGTTCATGCCTGCTAGTAGGACGAAGACTTGTTGGTTGGCGTGTGTGTAATCACCAGTTAGCACGGGGGTGTTTGTGTTGCCCATGTCTAAGTTTTCGACGGTTATTTCTTCGTCAAAGGTTTGAGGAGTTCCGGCTATGGTTCCTTTAATCTTTGCTGTAAAGGTTGCGTCTGTTGAGTCTACGTCTAATAGTACCCGTGCAACTACAATCGTTGTGGGTTCACCCCCACCTTTTCCTGGACGAGGGAAGTAGATGAGTGATACGTCACCGTCTGTGTGTAGGATATCTGCAACGGCATCGTCTTCGTTGTCGGTGGATACTAGGTCGCCGGATTCGATCTTGGCGTAGGGGTGGTCTACGTCTGTTACTGTTACTTTGCACCAACTTGTGCCGTGGGTTACAACGTCTGCTGGTTTGGTCGTTGTACAAAGGTCTTGAACCACACCCCAGGGACCGGGGACGAGGGTGTTTGCTTTTACTAGAGGGTGACGAAAGGTTCCTAGTTTTCTTTTCTGTCCTTCAATTGCAACGGGAGTAAAGACAGGGAAGTCACCGGTTACTGCTGTGGCCTTTTGATGAGGGATCTTATATTCACGGGGCTTTTGTTGGTTGATTTCAGTTCGAAGGCTTTCAATTAGGCGGTTGATAAACTTGGCCGTTATGACGTCTTTTACTTTAACGCCTTTTTCAGCACGACGCATTGGTGTGTCTCCAAAAAAAAGGAAGGAGGCGAACCTCCCTCCTAGGGTTAATTCATCACTCGGTAACAAGTACCGTTGATGCAGTTGACAGTGATTCGTTTTTCCAAAGCATCGGCTAGGTAACGAAGACCAGAGACGTAATCAACCTTTGCTAGTTCTTCGTTGAAAGCAACGATGAATGGGTTCCAGTTGGTTGCTTGGTCGTCTCGTGACCTCATGATTGCTTTACGGAGTTCAAATACACGAGCAGGTTCCGTTTCGGTTCGATACAATTGGATTAGTAACTCGGTAGTTACTACGTCCTTTGGTGCCAGACCTGCTACTCGTAGTACACCCTCCATCCCAGGAGAAGGAGTGACCGGTGGGTCAGGACCGGGTTCTTCGGGAATAGGTTTACCATCAATTACCACCCGAAGGTACTGTTCGTCAATACCCGATTCGGGATCAAATTGGGTAACCGTTACCGCATAGATTCCTGGGGGAGCAGGGAAGTACCATTCGTTGTCGTTCAGCTTGGTAGGACTGATTACAGTGAACAAGTCCTTTTGGGCTTTGAGACGAATGAACTTGCTTGGTTGTGGTACCGTTACAATGAATCCCGTGGTTACCTTGCCTGGTTCTTCTAAGAGAACTTGGACACCGGTGTCCGTTGGGATTACAACGGCTGACTTTGCTTCTTGTGTGGATACTGGTCGAGCCGAGATATCCATTAACAAGAACAGGAGGAAGTACATCATCCGATTGTTCCTTGTGCTAGAAGCCAATCCAACATGGCTTCGACGTTAAACAAACCGTACCCGGTACGTTCGTCCCTTCCTGGGGTGAGGAGGTCCGTAATCAGGTTGTTTGCTAGGAAGAAGGTAGTCCAGTCTTTTGGTCCTTGCATCTTGGGGTAACCTTGTTCTCGAAAGACCTGTAAGAACAAAGCGTATAGACCCGCCACTCCAGGGGTTGCCATGCTTGTACCACTCATTGCTACCCAACCAGAAGTTGGACGACAAGAAACGATATTAGCACCAGGAAAAGCGTATGCAGCAGCAGGGCCACCAGAGCTAAAATTAGTAGGAGTTTTCCAGTCAGCCTGCAAAGCACCAATGCCGTGATTGTGGCTGGTGTATGAACCAGGACGGCCCACAGTATTACGACCATTGTAACCTGCATTGCCCAAGGCGGCAACACAAATGGAAGCTCCATGTTCGTAAGCCTGATCGTATGCTTTTAGGTCGTCGAGGATTGGTGGTCCACCTCCGTCTCCCAGAGATTCGGAGATAATGTCAGCACCCATTGATGCAGCCCAAACACGACCAGCATTTATCCCAGAAGTCGATCCGCTGCCTGAGTCTCCCAAGACTTTGGCGTTGATGATTTTAACTCCGGGGGCAATTGCTTTCGTGATTCCTGCACAGTGGGAACCGTGACCGTGACGGTCAGTTGGACCAGAGGACGAACGAGTAAAATCCCTAGCATGTACGGTTCCTCCAATGAAAGGGTGAGGACCAACACCAGTATCATTGATAGCTGCTGTTACTCCTCGTCCGTCAATTCCTCGTCGGTGAAGTTCTCGCATCTTGTCAGTTACATGGTAAGCTGACGAAGGTAGCTCGGTGGTCATTGGGTACACGTATTCGTGGATTAACGTGTCACCCGGAATTCCGATGAGTCTTTCTTCCATTATATCACGCAAACAATTCAAGGAGGAGAGGAATTAACCACTTCAAGAATTCCAACATCTTGTCCCAGTCAATTTGTTGAGCCGAAGGAGCCAATCCTTGGGCCATTGCTTCTGCCACAGCTGCTGCTTCAATTTCTTTGGCAGTGTTGGGCATCATCATTCGGAGCCGAAGACGAAACATCTGAAAACGATTCAGCTTCATTTCTTCGGCGGCTTTGAACAGTGCGTCTTTGAACGTCATTTTCTTTATCCAAACAAAAGGGAAAGGTTTGCCGATTCGTACACTTGGTGAACGTATCGGAACGTGGGTACGGAAGTTACTTGGAACGATTCTTCGTTTTCGTAGAATACGTAATCTACTATTTCGTGCCCGGTTGCTGTTAACGGAGGGAAACCTGGATCAGGTGAGGCAACCGTATTTGGATTGGCAATGAAGTTGTACGTTACCGGTACTGTGCTATAAAAGTCACCTTCTGCTGAACCGTCAATGAACAACACTTCCCCAGGAGCGAAGCCAAAGAACGGAGCATTGTTGGTACACTTCGATAGCATGTAAATGGTATTGATAAACCCGTTGTTCCAAATACTTGGAGGAAAGTAAACTGTTAAGTTAAAACCAAATCCTCTGGTTTGAACTTCGACTCCAGTGATATTGAAGTCTGGTACCGGATCAGTGTATCCTGTCCTAGCTACCCCAGGTTGGACAGACAAAGATTTGGTCATTGTTTTCGTTCCACCCGTAGTATTGAATCCAATCTTTACTAGGTCGGAACTTTCTGCACCACCACCACCCGCACTTCCACCTCCCTGGGGGAGAGTATAGGTTGCTTCAACTGTCCATGAATACATGGAGTTGTGCTTTAGGTTTAGGTCGTTAAGGATGAGGGTGTAGGTGTTGCCTTGTATGTCTAGCAGGGTGAAGGCAGGAACGTTACTGTAGAAATAATCCAGAGCAATTTGATGATCGGTGATATCATCAATGTACTCATCTATTATACACAGACCGTATACCCGTTTCTCTGTTATAGACTGCTGGCCTATTGAAATCTGTCTGGATTCTCGATCCAATTCCGTCAACGACATTAAACCTAAACCTTTCCAGAAGGTAGCGGATTGCCTTTTTCTTGTCTATGTGAATCGTTCCTACTGGACCTTCAACAAGCAAGGATTTGTCGGAGTTAAACAACTTCTCGTATACCGTGCTGTCTATAGGACATGTGTCCTTTTTTAGTCCACGTAGGAACTGGATCACCCAATAAACGTATAAGTCATCCATTAGTTAAACTGGTTTCCTTCCTTAATCAGGTCCTCGATGTTTCCTAAGATTTCGTTGGTCTTAAGTAGAGGATCTGATTTCTTGGTGAGTGTGTTTCGGGTTGCTTGGACTGTACCTACAACTGCTGCTTTGAACGCTTCCTTGTTGAACAAAGGTTTTGCGGGTAGTTCTTTTGGTGCAACTTGGTTGATTGCAATCTTCTTCCCAATTTCAGCTGCCGTACCTATACTTCGTTCCAGGAAATCTTTAACGGGTTTAGCAATGTCCTTGACGGTAGACAAGATCCTTCGACCATCTAACATCAAGTTTTCTACAGCCGTCTCAGTCAAGGCCCACTTAACTGCTTGGGCACCTTCCTTGATTGCCTTGTCGATCTCTGGAGCGGAGTTGACCTCGAAGGCTTTCTTAACGTCCTCCATGAATTTGTCCAGGGCTTGTTCAGCTAAGAATACGCGGGATTTAGTTTGTTGACTAAATTTGTCTCTAAATGCTGCGTTACTTTCCATAGCACGATTGTTTTGCTTTTGCATACCAATCATACCGGAAGATGCTTCAAATTCTTGTAGGACTTGTTTAGTACAGCGTCGGGTATTGCATCCATCAGAGTATTTACTGTAGACAGGAAAGTTCTGGCCACACTCATCAAAAAGTTTGCAATACCTAACAAGGCATCGTACATTGTCGATAACGTTTGAACCACAACATCAATTGCTTGAATCCATGTTGTAGCTATTCCTGATAGGAGTTGACCAACCGTTTCGATGACTGCTTGGGCTGTACCGGAGAAGTCCATTCCGGCTCCACCAGCTTGACCAAAGATATTTCCGATGGAGGTTAGTATTTGACCTAAGCTGGCTCCTATCAATTCAACCATTGCAGAGATTACTGCAAACGTTGTCTTAAAGAAATCCAAGGCAGGTCGAAGTTGTTCCCAGAATCGGTTCCAAGCTACACTGAGTTGGGCGAACACGATTGTAACTAAGCTAGAGAAACCAGCTTTAATTCTGTCGGACCCAATCTCGATGTGACCCGCAAACAGTTCGTTGAAACCCTCCATGATGGTTGCCAGTGGTCCCTGGGTGAGGGTTCCCAATTCTCCGAGTGAGGAGAAGAAGGCTCCAAAGGCTCTACCAACTGCTGCTAATCCGTCTTTGATGTACGGGAGTTTGTCACCAAAAAGGATTAGTACGTCGAGTGCCAACCATACAAAGTTCCAACTGAAAACGAATCGAACAACACCGGCAGTTACTTTGGCTAACCCGGAAAGTACCGTAGTCAATCCACGGGCCATTGAGTAGATGATCTTGATGAAGTCTATGGATCGTACAACTTTCCACAGGTTGCTCATCACCCCAATGATTCCCTTGAGTATTGCTCCTATAGCACCACTGTTCTTTACCAGTAGGGTGATACGAGTAACCAAGCCAACGATCATTGTGCCGATGTTTTTCAAGGCAGTGTAAAAGAGCAGTATTCTTTGGGTTTTGGTCAAAGCAAAGAAAGCGTCTTTTGCTGCTTCGATCTTACTGAACCAAGTTGCAGTTGCAATTGCAATCCTTGAGAAGGTTGCAGACATGGATGAAAGAACAGCACCTAGTTTAGTGATTCGACCTAGATCTAGTGCAATACCTTTCAGTTCTTTTGCTACTGCTACTAAAGCACCACTCGCCAGGAATTTGAGGGCTGCTGCAAAGGACTTGGTTTGTGTCGTTCCTAATTGGAAGAACCAAGTACCAGACAACAGAGCATCCATCATGTAGTACAACTTGCGGAACTCAAAAGTCAGACCAGCAACTAAAGATCTCATCTTGGCCAAAGGACCACTAGTTAAGAACTTGATAGCTTCTGCGAAAGACTTGGTTTGTTTTCCTCCTAGGTCAAAGTACCAGTTACCTTTTAACAAGGCTTCCAGCATGTAGAACTTGGTTAGTAGTTCTAACTCGATGATCTTTCCGAGGTCTCGGATTTTGTCGTAAAAGTTGCTTACAGCATTGACTGAGCCGAACAGTAAGTTTATGATTGTTCGGAAGTCAGGCAACATACTTGATACGGACTTCCTAACCTTACCGGATAAGGTAACCATATCTTTTAGCATTGCAGCTACTTTTACACCACCCTTAGTTCCCAATGAAACTAGTTGTGCAACCGCTTTTTCTAGTGGAGCAACGAAGGGGATCTTCATTGGTCCAAACTTTTTCATAAAGCTGGTTGGCTTGGGTTGTCCTTTCTTTTTACCTTTGGCGTACCTGTCCGGACTCAATCCACCCATCAACAAGTCGAGGGATACGAGGGTTCGAATTGCTTTGTCTAAACCCGCATTGAGTAGGTTTAGCGGGGCTGAGGCCATGTTCTTCAAGACCATAAATAGTCCATCGAAACCAGCAGCTACGAGTCCTATAAGTGGTGCAAGTTTAGCAAACACAAAGGACGTAGTTAACAGACCCACACCCAGGAGAACCGCGAGGGGCGGTACGGCTGCTAAGATTAACACCAAGTCCTTGTTTGCAGTTGCTAACCTATTCATGGCATTGGATAGGTGAACCACGTTTTCGATCAAAGGTTGGACTGCTTTTGCAATGATTTCTTGAATGGTGATATTCAAGTCTTGCAGAGCGGAAGTTGCTCGGCGGACAGAACCACCGATTCCTTCATCCATTGTTTTGGCTGCATCACGGGCTTCATTACGAGCATTTTTAATTTCTGATCGTAGATTTCGTAGGGTGTTTGAGACTTGTTTATACTCCGCCATATCAATTAACGGAGTCATGGCACGGGCACCACGAATATTATACAAACCACCCAATAATTGTTGCTTCTCAAGACCACCCGTTTGTTCGAGTTGCTTGTTCATTTCTTCGAGGATTTGCAGAGGGTCTTTCAAGTTACGCATTGCGTCAGCTAGATCAATCCCGAAGATTTTCTTAATGTCTTCTGCTTTGTTTGCCATTTGTTGCAAAGCAGTATTGATTGAAGTACCTGCCTTGGTGCCCCGCAGGTTCCTGGAGGAGATGGCAGTGATAAGGGTAAGGGAGGTTTCCAGATCCACGTTCAAGTTACGGAAAGCACCCGACACTTCTTTCATGGATTCAGATAAGTTAACTACATCCAACGTACCTTTTCGTGCTGCAACAATAAACTGAGAAGCAACTTCTGCTGAGTGCTTAGCGTCGATGTTGAAGGTACGAAGGGTATTGGCCATGATCGTGGATGCCGTACTGATTTCAATACGGGCACCACGAGCAAGGTCCAACATGGATTGCAGTGAGTTGTCTACTTCATCAACCGAGAAACCAGCTTGTGCCAAAGCTACGGCACCCTCTGCTACTTCCTGGGCGGTGAAGGAGGTTGATCGACCCAACTCACGGACGCGTTCAGTGATACGAGCAAACTGAGCCTCCGTTGCAGGCAGTTTGGTTTGAAGGAACAGGATGGAGTCTTCGAAGGTTTGAAAAGACTTCAAACCCAAAAGCATACCACCAGATGCTCCACCACCAAACAAAGACAAATCAAGACCCATCCCCGACATGTTGTTCGAGAATCGGTTTAACTGCATCTTAATTTTGTTAAGACCAGCTTTAACCTTGTCTTGAATGTCAACGACGATGATCGTCTTACCTGCAACGATTGCTGGCCTGGACATTAGAAGTAATCCTTATGGAGTTCTTTAGTACGCTGACTGAAGTTTCCTGGGGAGAAGGACTTCGGTAGCATATCAGGGTTCTGTGCAGAACAGGCCCAGGACGTTTGCATCATTCGGTTGTGTTCGTTAATCATGTAGACTAACTGTCCGACGCTGAATCCACCTGGGTCGATTCCGACTCGGCCTGCATAGCCAAAAACGCTTTCTTGAAGTTCTTCGGCTGTAATGCTTTGGTTATTTCTTCGTTGAACATCTTCTTCATTTCGATCAACGCCCCACGCATCTGGGGTTCGGAAAAATTTACGATTGCTTCCCAAACCTCTTTCTTGAACTCCATGAAGTTTTCACGGGTTAGTTCGTCGAGGGCTTTGTCTTCGTCGATGTTGTTTTCTTGCAGGTAGTAGTACCACAAGTCCAACATTTTTTGGTCATTCAGCATAACGGTCTGCAAGGTTTCTTGAGCGTTATTGTCTGACAGGATGTTGAGGATTGGCAAACCACGTTTTGGGTAGATGTTGATAGCATCACGAAACGTGATAACGATGTTGATTTTTCTTCCGAGAATTTCGTACATGAGGGATTTCCTAAAAAAAAGGGAGTGCCCCTGACTCCCCGTGGTTACTACTTGTCAACTTTGGTTGTGGTTGTTGGTTTCGGTTCAAGTGCAGCCAGAAGCTGTTCTCGATTGAAACCACTTAGCCCAACATTCAAGATCCGCTTTTCTTCAGGGATCAAGCTGTTGACGTTCTTCTTGTGCATGGCTTGTTGCATGGTACCTTTGAAGATACACAATTCACTTGCCTTGGCTTCACCCAGGATTTCAGCAACCTGTTTGAAGTCTACATAGACCTCAGATTCACCAGTTCGCTTCAATCCAAAGATCAATTCGTTCTTCAGTTTGGTAGTCATATTTAAGCTGCCGGAACAAAGAGACCCGGATCGAAGTCTGCTACAGCATCAGCTACAGCGACTTGTACCGGACGGACAGTACAATCAGAACAAGCAGCGGGCTTCAAATTGAAAGCCACGGTTGCTGGTCCATTGATTGGGCCATTTTTGGTTCGATCAAAGTTGATCCACTTTCCTCGCCAGCCTTGAGAGCCGACAACCGAAATCAGACCACTCAGAATCAACACGTCTCCAGGAACACCCGAAGACCGCATGGATTCCAGAAAGCTAAAGCCTTCGTAAGCCGTATCGTAGGCTTGTTCCCCCGAAACAGACAGGTCTGTTTTACCACCAGTGTATTCTTTGTGAGTTACAGCTGGGTTACGGGTTGCCAACTCGTTTTCGTCATCAGTGTCATTGATGGTCATATCACCAATGATACCTTTGTGATATACAAATACCGGAACAGCACAGGTTCCCGTATTGTAGTACAAAGACAGGTCACTACCTTGTTTGTTACAGGTAGTAAGGTTGGTTGTCGTCATAGGAGTCTCCTGACTTCGACGGTGAATTCTTGTGGAATCTTTCCTTGTCGGATGAGTCGGTTAAGGGTTGTTATCATGTACGGACGTTTAGGAAACTTTGCAGTATCGTTAAACTTTCGTCGATAAACATTCCCACCAAACTCGTGGACAGCGGGTACTGGTTGATTAAAGAAGGCTGAACCAGGAAATTTGACTGGACCTATGATTGCTTGCATTTGTTCAACAAAGAACCGAATGATTCGTAACCCACCCGAAGTATGGGCGTGTGGGGCACTTCCTGGGCGGGAGGTGCCTGTACGAACTCTGATGGTTCTTTTACAAGCTGTTGCAATTAAACCCGCAACTCGGTATAGGCCAGCTTTCTCTCCTACTTTCAACCGTTTCTTTAATCGTTGAAAATAAATCTTGTGCCGAACTAGCATATTTGGCTAAACCCGAATACAAGAGTGCTGAGGAATTTTCTCTTTTGGATTAGTGTTTCTTCCACTCGAATGACTTCCGCAGAAACCAGCTTCAAGGGAGAGTAGTCAAGTTTGCAAAGATAACTTCCCAGTTTCTCCATGTAATCTAGGTGGCCCTTAGACTCAGCCCAAGGTCCAATGTCTCTATCATCAAGACCAACATAGTTTGCTCCGTAAACAATGGAGACGTATTTAACACTAGCAAGTGTTACTACTGTTCTCCGTTGAGAGGAGTTTGAAATGTCGAGTTCAAACATATCTGGAATTACGGTTAGTATTTCTTTGTCAGAAATAATATCTTCCAAAGGTGCTATCATTGCAACAGGTGTGACAGGTGCCGGTGGCGGATTGGTCACATTGTAAGTGGTTATTGCAGTGACAAGCAACTCTACTAGGTCCGTTTGATACATTGAACAACTACCTCGATGCCGTATTGGTCGTTGTCATAGTAACTTCCTTTTCCACGAATTACTTCGTAAGTTCCACCGTTCCAGATAACTTTGATACCTGGAATGATTCGACTTATAGCAGCCAGGAAAGGTTGTTTCTTAAAGACGAACGATTGCTTTTCGCCTTCAAAGTTACTTTTCTCATCGACCATATCTTGGTTGAAAGAAACAAGTTTGGCTGTAAAGGGAAACGTGTTATTTCCCTTTACAACCGAAACATCTTGACTCTGGAAAGTTAAATCTGCATTAATCTCTAATGCAAATTTGAGTAAGTCCATGATTAAGTCGAGAAGGTCTCGAAGTCTCCGATTGACGAACGTACTCGAACTCGTGGACTTCCAGTAGCAGCTACGACCAATGAGGAAGCTCCAGATACCACAGTTGCACGACCAGCAACGAAACCGTTGGTTGGTTCGGCAGCTACAGCATAACCCAGAGGATTGTCAGCGTCAGTGTTGTCCGTGTCAATATAGACCAGAGCATCTTGGCTGATGTTTCCAGTGTGGTCGGGATCAAGCATCAAGTCGATCACGAAGTTACAAGTACGGTTCCCGGTCGTCCCTGGGAGGATGGTGTCCATAGACAACCAAACTGCTCCTCCCGAAACAAAGACCTCTCCCATTTGAACGACGTCCTCGGTGTTATTGTACCAAGGAACGTATTCACCGTCCGACGAAACAAACTGTGCTTGATACACGTTTGCTTCCAGACTTACCGGATTGTTTTCTCGATTGGGTTGATTAATAGGCACAAGCTATTCCTTATTTGGAGGGGCGACAAATTGCAACGGCAGCCGACTCACGTTCTTGAACGTTAATGTCGAAGTATCCACGGGTACCGAAACCCAGGAATTCCATTGGCAAGTTTACGTTTTCGATGGTAGGTCGTCGGGCAGAACCCAAGAAACTTACCGAGTAAGGGCTGTAACGTTGATTCTTAGGCAACAACAACCAATCGTCATCTTCTGCCGAAGCATACAACGAGTCGTTACCCAATTGTGCCCAGGTCATCGGCTCCAACCGACCGTACCAGTAATTCTTGGTACCGGTTCGGCTCAGGTTAGCACCACCAGCAGGCATGATGATTGGTTGGTTTACCAAGTCGAAAGCCGTTTGTTCCAGCTTAGGACCAGTTACCAAGTACCAACCCGTGCTGTCCAGGTTGACCCAAGTCTTGTCTTGCTTCTGAATACGGATCTTACGAACTTGGTCGTAAATCGTACTCAGGTTATCACGGGTCAAAGCAGCACCAGCACCCGTGAAGTAGTTGACACCCGTTTGACGGAAGTTGGACGAAGCAGTCTCAAACAACAACTTCAACCACTGAACGTCGGGGTACATGATAGAACCTTCAACCATCATGGTCAACAAGTCTTTGATCACACCCAAGTCGTCGTTGATGACTTGTTCTCGGCTGATGACCAACAGTTGAGCAATCGTTGCCAAACGAGTCTCATAGGTCATTTCCGAGGTGTATTGGAAGTGAGTGATCTTGCCCTTGTCGTTCACTCGTTCCCAAATGTTACCACCAACTGGTCGGAGAGATTGATCGACTCGGAAGTCTTTCTTCGACACTGCTTGCAGCATCTTGATTGCCATTGGGGATTCGATTTCCCACAAGTCGTCCTTCATGCGTTGAGCAGAACTCAACAAGAAGTTGGGCAGATCAATCGAACTGTAAGTGTTGGTAACCGTCTTGCTGTGCAGGAACGATACGCAAGACTCGATATCCGAGTGACCGTTGAATCGACCACCGTTTGCATTAGCAATATCAACCAACAACTCACGCAACGAGAACAGATTCTTTTCCCCAGCCTTGTTGGTGACTTCTTCACCGTACTGCTTGAGGATTTTCTTCTCGTCACGACCCAAAGCAAAGTCGAAGCTGGCAGACAACTCGTGGTTGCTCCCGTCCTTCTTCCCTGGGGTGGGGGTAGGTAGACCAGGACCCTTGTTCAACAGAGTCAATTGGTTTTCGATCACTTCCAAGGTCACACCCGATTCCAAGCTGTTTTGGATGAACTCACCGTAACCCGGATACTTGTTCATCAAGCCCGTAACCTTGGTAATCATTACCAGAGGAGATGGAGCAGGAGGAGCTTGAGGTGCGTTGGTCACTACAGGCGGAGCAGGGGGAGTAACCGGAGGAGTCGAAGGAGCTTCGGGTTCCTTGGTTGGGGGTGTGGTAGTCGCAGGATCGGAATTCAAAATCCGATCCACACTCAGCGGAGCATTGCTGTTTTTGATTGTCATTACCGTTTCCTGAGAAAGGAGTTGAGTATTGCTGTCACGCCCTTTGACACAAACGGTAACTTCGTCGATTACCGTGTTTCTAAAAACGTAGCAGGGAGTGTCAATTTCTCGGTTGTTGATTGCTACTTTACCTTCCTTGAAGTATTGCAAAGTTGCATCTTTAACACCGAGACCCAAGGACAACTGATAAGGGAAACCTTTTCCCTTACTATTACGAACTTCAGTTGTTCGCGGGGAGTCAACAGAGAACAAGCCACTTCCTTTAACTTGCTCTCCTTTATCAAAATTTGTAATATGACCCAAAGGATCAGAGTACAAATGGTTGTAAAGGACTGGGGTTTTATCCGAGGTTTTCATGGATTCAATGTCGTATACCACGGGGGCATCGAAACCATAATCACTCAGATCAACTGTACCTCCAGAGTATGCCTCGAAATCAAACGAGTCAGTATCTGATAGGTTAATCTTCTCGACTGTCAGATTCTTCATTGATCAACTTTACTGATGAAGTAGATCGAGTAACTAACAGGAACTCTATTAGTTTTTCTCGACTGATACCCAGGAGGTTTGCTTCCTTCAACAACTCTCGACGTGGATTTGCACCAATATCGGCATAAATCATGCTGAGAGTTTTACTACCACTTGCCAAGTCAATGGCCCTGGAATTTGCATTCTTGACAGGATCAGGATGCTCGAACAAAATACTGTAGTAGAAGTTTTCTTGGAGATCCACGTTTGGAAACAAGTTACGGCTGGTGCATTCTCTTTTCCACCGATTAAACACTTGGTGTAGAATTGGTTGAAAGTCGAAACGATCAATCTTAACTTCTGTTTTCCACGGCTGAATGTCAATTTGTGCAGTAGCCATATTGCTATTTGCACTGTCACCCATAGCCAAGTTTGTTGGAAATCGTTTGCATCTACTAGCAGCAGTGACCATCATTCTTAACGCATGGTGTCTCTCCTTTGCACTAATATTAGTGTTGATACCCGCCAGCTTGGTTCCTGGGGGGAGGGTAGGTACTAAACCCGGTATCCATTCAAACTTACCAGCAGGGGTTGGTGCCCCATCTTGTGGACGATAAATGTCTTTATCGAGTTCGATAGCCAAAGGGATACTGGCTGTAAATTCTTCTGCTTTGATTGCAGCATCCAAGAATCGTCGGATCGTTGGATACACTGAGAAAGCGGACACACATTCTGGCATAAACTCCAGGATGCTAATGTCTTGTTTCTTCCACCACAGCAATACGTCATCACGTTGGATATCGTATTCTTTGGTATCGGAACCGTTTCGAACGTGAATCTTAATCGGGTCCCAGTTCTCGTCGTATTCAATCCCTTTGTAAATACGATCCTGAACAGTCGTATTTCGAGGATTGATTAAGTCGAGGGTATTGATCCACTTGTATCCCCAAGGGTTCGGGTGCATACTGTTTTTCATTTTGTAGGGTACTGCAATCCCTACACCAGTTGCACAGGCTGCTCTACGAACTTGACGAAGGACGGTTCCTATTTTGTTCGTACAGCCCCAAAGTAGCCAATGATTTTCGACTTTTTCATTGACTTGTTCATTGGGAAAATTCGTGATGATCAAAGGTAATGGACCCAAACAGTCGTTTGCTACGCTGTCTAAGATGTTAGAGTAAAATGGATTTTCTTCGTCTTCCTTTACGGAACACAGAACCATCTTGTCTCTAACAATTGGGTTTCGAAGAACAGTTGCCATTCGATTAGTTGGTACTACATCGAATTGCTCTTTACTGTTCCAGACCCTTCTTAAAAAGTTTCTCACAGCATGTAACATGTTTTGGTTCCGCTATGGTGAATTGCAAGGTGCCCAAAGTCGGGTGGGCACTAGTTCGTAGAATCTTCGCTTTCTCAGCTTTCAAAGGATCGTGAAACTCTGTTTCAGTTTCCTTAGTGCGGATTCGTTTAATGTTGTTTTCATCAATGGTCATTGTTCTTGAGTCCTTAATTTCTCGAACACCCGAACCCAATCCTGGGGGGTGGATGGACCAAAGCACTCACACACTTGTGTTGCAATCTTAGGCTTTGTTGCAAAGTGTGGATCACCAATTGCTTTCCATTCACGTTGAAGACGCGCCAATTGATTCTCTCGGTCTTTGATCCATTTCTTGATTTGAGCCGTTTGAGGTTTGATTCGTTTCAGACGAACAATCTCAGACTTAACAAAGTCAATGGATTCAGGACGCCACCTGTGTGGAGGATTTCCAAATTGTTGTCGAGTCCTTCGTGCTTCGTGTGCTGCAAAGTAAAAGATCGACGAACCTTTGGGGTGCATCAGGTCCTCTACCCTGGAGGTGGGTGAATGTCCCCAACCGAAACAGTGACCAATCTCGTGAGCAAAAGCCATTCGTGCCCAACGAGGGTTCATCGTTTGAAGTGTGGAGTACAAGATTTGACGGGTAGCTGGGTATGCAACCATCCATCCATTCATCGGTCTGGACCAAGGATAAACGGTGATTGTAGTTGGTCGTCCAAAAGGAAGAATCGAGAATTGAACTCGACAAACCTTTTGCCACATTTGACAACCACCGATAATTAAATTGTTAGTCTGTTGGACAGACATTCCACGAAGGGCACCTGGTTGCCAACTGATTGTTAGGTTCATTTTCGTTTATCCAAATGAAGTGAATCAATCTGCCACGAATTGTAGCAGTGATCTTCCTCCCCCATCCAACGCCAAAAGTTATCTAACGCCCAAACCGTAATCCACCACCCGTCACGCCAAGCTCGTCCACTAATCGTCTCCGTCGGGTAGCCCATCAGAATCATCGTGTTCATCAATCGGCTCGTCACCCTCAGGGTCCGGTTCCACCACTGGTGCATTGGCAATCAACTCCTGAATTTGAGGTTGGGTTCGCAGGTTTTGTAGACCGAATGCTTCAACTGCTTGAGTGTACGGCAAGTAGTCACCTTCAGGGTTCAAGACCGTTGTGGCAACATACTTGTCTTCGCCAATTTCCAAGAACGTGAAGTTCGGGCTGTTGTCGATAAACTCCTGCCACGTCTCCTCTGTTCCTGGGGGTGAGGAAGTTGGATCAACGAGTGCCCACATTGGTAGTGCCTTGACTTCACCGCCCACTGCTCGGAACATCTCAAGGACAGGGAGGGTCATCATGTTCAAGGCAATTTCGGCCTTGTAGTGATAGGTAACGGTGTCCCATGTTCCTCGGTAAGTCTTCTGCTGGATGCCGTCAATCCAGTTCGGGCAGTGATCGTTGAGGAACGTCACAAAGCCGTAGAACTCGTTTGGTGGACCTGGTTGTCCTTGATCGTCCAACAACGGATTGGCTGGGAGCATCAGTTGGTAAGGAATCTCGATGTTGACAATGGCTGATTGGAACATTATTGTTTCTCCACAATGAATTTGGCTTCACGGGTCGGTTGGTCAATCCGTATCTCAATATCCCCTGGATCACCGTCAAACGCATACGTTGGTAAGTCGGCTCCTGGGATGCTATAGCTTTCGTGCCAACTGTTAGCTACTGGGCTAAAGTTGATTTTGGTCTCGGCGTTGTTATGTCCAACTACCGGAGGGTTGGTTAAAGTGTTTCCTTCTACATCATAACCTGGGTTGGAATCACTTGCCGGAAGTCTCCACGGCTCCAGTACATGCAACCGAGGTAGCGTTGGGGTGTTGTCCGAGGTCCAGTCTTCGATTGCTTGAACGGTTGCTAGGTCGTAGTTGTCTCCGCCGAGGGCGAGTCGGTAGCAACGACCTGTCAAAAATAAGCTGTTTCCTGCTCTTGCAAAAATATACATAATCGCATTTGAGTAATTTCCGGTTCCTTGGTTGCCTGCAGCCGAAGACCCTAGAACGCCATTTCTTCTAGCCCGCAGTAATGGCGAAGAAATGTTCCCTTCTAGCGTTAGTATATCAGTCCTAGGGGCCGGAAGTCCTGCTAATACAAAGTTTGAATCGACAGTGCCCATACTGCGAAATTGATAATTAGGGGCCACCGAACCTGGAGCCCAGATTGCAAAGGCATTACCACCAGCCGAGGAAGCGGTTAGTTCTATGAAAACAGATTGAGCCGCATCACTCACCTTATGCAAACCACCAACAACC